GGATCGTTAAAGATGGTTTGTACCATGTTACTTTACTCCTTGTAAGCAAGTTAAGTGTTTAATAAAAAAGCATGAGACCCGTTTGGCATCTCATGCTTATATTTATATCATAATAATTGGGTTATGTCAATCTTTTTACTATAGTCGTTTGCATTTATTCTGCTATTCGCAAAGGCAATGTAGTCACTATCTACATCAAATCCAATGTATTTACAATCTTGGTTGAGCGCAGCAATGGCAGTTGTTCCTGTTCCCATAAATGGATCAAGCACTATACCTGATTTCACTCCACTAACCTTTATGCACTCCTCTGCAAGTTTAACGGGGAATATTGCAGGATGCTTACCCTTCAGTTCTTTACTATTGATTGTCTCATATGGTATATACCAACAGTTACCTTTATCTCTTAGATTTGGTTTATCTTTTTTTGTAAGAGATTCCTCTTCTAATTTAAGTTCATCTTTAATTCTATTTCTATATTGCTCAGACCAACAGAGTATTTTAAGTTGTTTTCTTAACTTGGTTGCTTTCTTACTGCGAATATTTCCTTCGTAATATTCATACTTGACGCCCACGGCCAGACGATCTACATTGACGTTACCATCCTTGGTGAAATGAAATAGGTGTTCCCATGTAGGACACATATATCGCTGACTGTTGATAGGTTTGAAGTGACCACTTGTCTTGTCATTTACATGTATGCTCTTGACCCAGTTGATATGGTTTTGTAGCACAAAGTTATCCCTTGCAACCTGTGCTACATCCATGCCAACCCACGGATCAATGTTACTGTATCCCATGTTGAGAAAGAAATGTCCATCATCCTTGAGACAATGTTTAACTGCCACAAACACTTCATTCATCCATGCAAGATAGTCTTGTCTTGGTTTGTTGTCCTTGTATGTGTTGTATTTGATACCTAGATTGTACGGTGGCGATGTCACCACCACGTCAACGCTGCCTTTCGGCAACGCTGACATACCTTCTACACAATCAGAAAGTTGTATGGTGTTAGTAATCATACTATTGACGCATCTAATACATTTGCAATTTCGTCCCACTTATTTTTCCAGTTAGACCTTTGAAATCCCTTAGTCTTGTCAAGTTTCTGACTCATCATATACTTCTCAAAACAATAAAGGAAGAAGTCCAACTGTGGTGCTTGTGATGACCCCTTAGTTGCCCCCAAATCACCTTCTGGAATCCATCCCTTCCTGCCGGGGTTGAATACCTCCCAGCAAATGGCAGTCAATCCATCCCACCTCTGATCAGTCCAATTCACATTATCTGGCTTTGCACTAGAAAGGAACTGAAGTCCAGAAATCATACGCTCTCTGCTTTTCTCTGGTGACCCATACAACTTTGCAACAATAAGTGACATTGCATACATTGCTTGAAAAGACATACCCTTATCCTGTGGATCAAACATCCCGTACTTGTCAATAAGTTCAATTTCTGACTTATAGGTAGAAATACGGTCCTTGGCACTTGCCTTCCAATCACCGTATGCCATTGACAATGCAGACCCGAAAGCACCGCTCTTTGCCTTAGTGGAGTTAACATTAACACCCATGAAATTAAGAACGCCTTGGATTTTCTCTGCACTCTTTTCCACAGAATCATCACTGTCGTAACAATCATAAAGAAGTTCATACTCTTCCCCACTAGTTACTTCGTGAACTGTAGCAATAAGAGTTTTAGTCTTGGGAGTGTATTCGGGATTCTCTTTATACCATAAACGGCGAGTGTTACCATTCCCCAGATATACACCGGGAGTAATAGTGTATGTATCACCATCCGCAGTCTTAACCTCTATCGGTTCTCTTACTACGAAAAGAGTAATCTCATCATGAGTTCGATTGTGCTTCTTGAGAAATTTTACCTTATTTAATCGCCTTTGTTCATTCCTGTTCAAAGGGTTACGGATGATCGAATTTGTATCCATAAACACATGTCTATCAAGATTAGGTAGAAGGTAACTAGATTCTCCAGTGTCAATCTTGTTTTCTTCAATGATATTTAACATATCTAACATGTAAGATGTTGCTTCGCTGGGAGCTTTTAGTTTTAGTACGTTACTCATTATAATCTCCTTGTGTTCAATAGGCACATAGTTAAGTCTAGGCCTATTGTTTTATGAGCATCAAATATCATACACATCTTTCGAGATATGATACCTGATATGTTATATATATACGTTTAGTCATCAAAATATGAACAAGGGTCCATAAACAACAGATCACGATCTTTAAATGGTATTTTTGCGTTAGGGTATTGAGTTAAATCCTTACCGTATTTAAATACTACTCTGACTTGTGGGAAATTAACTATATCACAAAAGATATAAACCATATGCATTGCGTGTTCCCACAATTGCTTTTTATTTACACGTCGGCCAGAACCCTGCATTTTACTTGGCGCAAAACTCGCACCTGACTTGGTAAAACATTTTGCATCATACAACTGTCCAACGTTGAACTCATATATGTGATCGTAACCTATACCATCCTCAAATTCAAGACCGGGAAACCATTCTTCAAGCTGAAGTTCTAAAAATCCAGACGCCCGGCGTCCATCTCTTAAGAGCTTGTTTACACGTTCTTGTGAGATAGTTCCGAATGTTGCTGTACACTCAAACTTGTAGACTTTGTTCATTTCGATCATCATAACCAACTTTTCCTTTTTCACATCACGGAGAGAACGCTCTCTCTCTATTTCATAATCTGATTATAGACTGATCAACAGTCGCTGTCAACCTTTTTTTATCGTTTACCACCAATATTATATTTTGCTACGAGTTCCCATTCGCTCTTCTCTTTGTATGGGAGAATTTTAATCTGTGCTAGTGGCGCTACGTTACCTTGTGTCTTTTCTGGTTCTACAATCTTAACCAAATCCCACTCTTCAAGCAAGTTAGCAATCGTGTTACGACGCCCTTGGTCTTCTTCTGAAAACGAACTGTTCTTACCATCTAGAGTAAACAGTTCCTTGAAATGGACAATGTAGTACTTGCCCTTCTTATGTAGGATATGACAAGATTGATATAGTTTCTTGTCTTTTCTGGATGCAACACCGATACGAGTCAGAGTTTCCTTTACTTTTAGAAATGCTTCTTCGTTACCTAGTTCCACCTCCACTAATGTTTCAACACTCATTTCACGCCACCTTTTTCTTGTTTTTGTTTAATACGACCTATCTGATCCATTGAGAGAATCTTTAGGTACTGTAGAGCAACTTGTTTATTGCAGCCATAATAACTGGATATGATATTTATATTTTCATCATCTTCAGGTTTAGACCACTTAGCAAAGCGTTTCCGGCGGCGAAGAACGCTATGATAGTAGTCAAACTGCAACTTCTTATCAAGATGGTGTAGCATATTCATCTCATTAGCATGTAGTATTGCGTCTGGATGATATGAGAGTGCTTTGTTTGCGAGGAATGGTTGATACCCTCTCTCAGCAAGAGTGTCATTCTCTGTGCCTCGCATGAGGTCTTTCTTGGTATCAGATACTGCTTTGACGTAATCAAATGGATTGCTCATTTCCAAGTGACCTCAAACATGATAGCAGTGAGAAACGCCATGATGTTGATTTCAGGGTCAGCAGCAAACGAGTGCTTGTATTGATACTCACCAAGAGTAATCACAACGCCTGGAACAGAGTTATCAGATACTTCTTCCCATGCTGTATCATAGAACGCACGGAAGAACTGTGAAGCATCGATATCACTATTCTCGCCAACCCACTTACGAACAGATTGATACTCTTTCGCCTTCATGTGAGTGATGAGTTGTTTGAATGACTCTTGGTTTAGATTTGCTAGTATGCCAGAATCAATACGACCAGTAGAAGCATAACGCTGGCACTCATTGATAACCCTGCGCCAGTCAGGAAAGTGTAGATTGACCAGTTCAGCAACGACTTTGCTTTCAAATTCAACTTCTTCATTCTTGAGAATGTCGCAGAGTCGATTGAAGAACTTTGCCGCAAGTTTAGCTTTGTCTTTACCTTTAGTTTTAAAATCAATAACTGTACACCGAGAATGTAGTGGTTCAATAATACGGTTCTTGAAATTGCATGTGAGAATGAACCCACAGTTCTTACTAAACTCTTCCATAAAATTACGAAGAGCAGGCTGAGTTGATTGTGGGTTGAGGTAATCAGCCTCATCAAGGATGACATACTTGCGACCTCCAGTAAAAGATATAGACGATGCAAACTGCATGATTTCAGTTCGTAGAGTATCGATGTTACCGTTCATAGAACCATTGATAACAATGTAGTCAGCATTTAGTTGTTCGCACAGTGCTTTTGCAACAGTTGTTTTACCAATACCAGCACTGCCAGTCAATAGCAGATTAGGGACATTTTCTTGGTTGACAAACTGCTGAAAAGTCTGCTTTAGTTCGCTTGAGAGTATGGTATCAGCAATCGTCTTAGGACGATACTTCTGTACCCAGAGAAACTCTTCATTCATATCAAAACCTCATCATAAAATAA